CCTATAACTGCATCATAATTTCCTGCATCCAACAATAGTTGAGGACTTGTCCCTACGTTTCTTTGTATATCGTTTCTAAAATCTTGTGCCATATTTATTTCCTATAACGCCACGGCCATTGCTAATGCAAAACCTGCTGACGCTGCTCCTACTGGGTTACCTGACGAATCTAAGTAAACCGATTTACTTGCAGGCATTGTACAAAAAACATCTAACGTGCCTGAAAAATTAATTTTTGACGTGTTACCTGCAGAATTATTTAAAACTGTATCTCTTGAAAGAGTATCAGGTGTTGCATCCGTTACTGTACCAATACCAACTTCCCAATTATCTGTTCCTTGTGCATGAATGGTATAATAAGTTGTATTACCAGTAGCAATTCCTGCAACAAAAGTTACAAAACCACTTGAAGCACCAGCAAGATTTAACGTGCCGGTACCTGTAGTTGTACTAGTTTCTTTTACTCTGTCATTTAATACTAAAGCCATTTTTAAACTCTCCTATTAACTCATACTTATGATAGCATCAGTTGGTGTTGATGGATCAGGCATAGTAATTTTAAATGTACCATTAGTACAAGTTTTACTTCCGCCAAAATCTAAAACGACAACTAATTTATCCGAATCCGAACTATTGTACATTACTCCGAATGCAGCTGTAAAAGTTGCAGACGTCCAAGTTGAATCAGCAAAGTCTACATAACTTGTTACAGTTGATATAGTAACTGATTGACTTGTTAAAGTATTTCCACCTGTAGAATATCCTGTACCAGAAGTTCCAACTTGATTAGCTGATCCTGAAGAATACGCAGTGCTCGAAACCGTGTATGGGTTTGCTGTATACAATGCTAATTTATAAGTATCTCCACCGGAAGCAAAATTATGATTTCCAGATAGAAGTTCACTTCTAAAACTATAAGGTATTACATTCGCCATATTTTTTTATCTTCCTTAATAAGTAGATGGTGATTCAGATTTAAGGGGAATACGAATAACACCATCTTGATATTCGCTTCTGCGTCTTCGACCAATTTGTTCGNTCTCGTACGTTTTTAAAGCTTCTGTATAAGCCTGCTTGGTAGTATTGTAACATATCCATCGGGCCTTTCAAGTATCCATATGCATTTACTAAAAGATGCATACAAAAGAAGATCTTGATATTTATTAGACAAATAAGTCCCGCTAGTGGACTTAGTTGAATCTGTTAAGCTAAGTGGATTTTTATTATAAGCCAGCGTAATTTCATAAGCTGCGTTAGGAGTAGGAGCTACTACCCAGTAATTTTCGTCCCAATTAGCGTAATATTTAGGTAAAGTACTAGAAGAAGTACCTGGTGTATCATAATAAGTAGCAATATAACTAGGGTCTCTTTGCTCTAAATAAACTTGTTCATTAGAACTATCTTTTAATTGAATATATCTAATTGTTCTAAGATCTGATGGAATAGTCACATATCTATTTCCAATAACCATAGTAGATGTTGCATAGTGTCTTTCTAAATCTGCATCTACTGCTCTATAGATTCTGTTTTCAGCATTTGTAATAAATTTATTCATTACTGCTTCTGTAAAAACATTACTTCCAACTTCAGTGTAATTCTGAATGTCAGTTTGTAAATTTGCTAATGTGTATGTTAATCCTGCTGGCATCTTATTGTGGTCCTATCGTTTTTAAAGTTACTGGTCCTGTAGATACATTATACCCACCTCCACGGATTTGTCCAGCAGTTGCATTACTATCTGCAGTAAAATAATAATTATTTGCTGGTGTTATTAATAATCTTACCGTAGCACCAGTATTGTGAGTAGCAGCCGTAGATCCAAATGCTCCTCGTGTTACTCCTGTTAAAGTGTTTCCACTATAACCCGTATAACTAATAATTTCTGTTCCCACTAATGCACCATAGGTTGGAGTACCACTTGGGTTTGCAATCGTAGGTTCAAAAGGTGCTACTGTAACCCCATTAAACCCAGTTACGCTTGTTAAAACAACTGTAGTTGTAGTTGCATCAATAGTTCCATTTAATGTAGTTGTATAGCTAGTATACAAACCAGGAATAACTGTGTAACCCGCAGCCTTACAAATAGTTGCGCCAGTAATTCCATCTACATTCGCAATATTAGAAAAACCTACTACAGGATTTCCTGCAACCGGTCCATCATCACCTATAGTATCTGGTGTACCTGTACCAGGAGAAGTAGTAGGTGATCCTCTAAAATCTTACAGTGTCACCATAATTTCTTTGATGATTAAGAGAGCTTACATTTATAATCGGTGAAGCTGCCGCAAAAGTTCTTAAAGGATTAAAATCTAAAAATCTTAAAGTGTCCGGAGGTGGTTGTTGTGGTCTTGTTTTAGGTAAAGCAGTTGGATCAGCTGCACTTGGTTTAGGATCTAATTGTGGTTGTTTAGATTCAAATTCAGAAAAGTGTACAAACAATCCATTCCATTGAGTAACCATTTCATTCCATGGAAATGCTTGGCCACTAATATCAGATATTGCTAATGCGAATTTTCCTTTTGCAAATCTTGCCATAATTAAACACTTGGATAGTACGTCTTAGGAGTAATATAAGTACTATTACTTGAACCATCCGCTGCCTCCGCTCTTAATAATTCATCTTCATAAAGAAGTTTTAAATTTTGTGTTCTGTCTGGAGAATATTTCATACTTAAGTAATATGCTAAACCCGCACACATACAAGGAATATAGTAATATGGAACATCAGCTGCATTTGTATATGCACCAACGTCATCAATTCTTTTCATGTAATAAAATTGAACTCTATCCCCCGCTTGGCTTGATCCAGGAGTTGTGTATAAAGTAATTGTAACTTTATCTATAAATCTTTGAACCCAATATTGTGAAGGTTGCCCTTGTGCTAATTTATTAGAAAGAGCTGAATAAGTTGATCTTGAAATTTTTGTTAAAGGACTATCTGATTGACTCGTTGTACCTGCACTGCTTCTATAAGAAGCTTCAAAAACATCATCTAGTCCATATAAAGCAGCACCTGCACTATCTAATAATGTAGATGTGCCATCACCGCTTGATCTATATCCAATATATTCTTTTGTGCCAGCTACTAAAGTTAGATAGCCATCACCTATTTCCCATAAGTGGACGCCTCTATTAGCCCATTCTTGAAAAAGAATGTTTAAAGATCTTCGCGCAGTTTTAAGCTGATAACCAGCCACACCACGAATTCCAAATTCTTTCAAAAGCTTCTTCTACAATATCATCAATTGCAAAAGTTTTTCCAAAAGTAAATGTTCCGGAAGTAGTGTTCGCCATTTAACCTCCTATTAAAATTCGTAATATTTCAAAAACTCAAAAACAATCGAATAAGTATCACCAGCAGTATGTGCAGGAATAATTATATTAACATCCCCGTTTGCATTCCCACCAGTATTTGGATTTACTAAACCTCCGATATTACTAAAGTCCCAACTATCATATCCATTTAAAGATAAAAAAGTTTCATCTCCACCAGAGTTTTCCCATGTAAGTCTTGCCGCATCTGCAACTGCAGTAATATTTATATCAAACCAAATTTTATTTAATGATATTCTATTACATGCTTGATTACGTTGAGATTTAGCTAAAGCAGAAACATCTATAGTAGTTGTTCCAGTACTTCCATCTTTAGATGCATCTATATTAAAAACATAGATTAGTTTTTTAGTTCCATCGAACTGTGTGTTTATTGTTGGATCGTAAGCCATTTTATTTTCTCCTATTAAAGAGTGGGGTCATTACACCCCACTCAGAGTTGATTATTAACCTAAATTAATGTTTTGTTGATACAGAACAGTAACTCTTAGCTCACCAGAACTTGTTGCTGCTGAATTAGTTACATTAAATCTTGTATCACTTGCTCCAACATCTTCCCAAGCTAATGCTCCACCAGCTTCGGTTGTTGGATATTTTCTACCAACAGCTGTTCCAAGTGCATAAGTATTAACATATGCAGTGGCTAATCCACCAACTTGACCAAGGCTAATGTTAGTAGCACCTGATGCTGCTGTGATACTGTCAAAAACAATATCAATTATTTGTGAATTTGCTGGAATGATAATATCAGTTGCGACTGCTGCCAGTGCACCTCCAGATAAGTCAATAGCCGCTGTTTGTGCCATTACAACTTGGCCGACATTTTTCATGTCTGATCCAACTGTAGTGCCAGTAGTGTTTGAAATCGTTCCCGCTTTTATCGGTCCCGAAAAAGTAGTTGTTGCCATAATATTCCTCCTAGAATATTTAAATGTAGTCCCTAGGGGTTGTCGACTATACGCGTCTACATTTAATAATTATTAATTGTATAGTGATTAATTTATATAATAGATTTTAGTAGAGTGCAAGAGATCCTACAGGAAATGTACGATTTCAGCGATGTGGCGTTTATTTAAGTAGCCACAGAAACTTCGGGGGCAGCATTTCTGATTGCATTTTCTCGATCAGCAATCTTATTTTCTTCGAGTTTGATCTCAGTGATAACTTCTTTAATTTTGTCATCAATTCTGACCATGTCCAGAGTATATTTTCCAAATTGCTCATACTCCAGCTGCCACCTCAACTCCAAGGACCTTTTTTGTTTGTACAGGTCTTGTATCATCGATAACCTCCTCATAGGTTATTCTTCTTGTTCTTGGATCCATCATTTCTCCAAGATATTCCCATTTTATACTCTTTTCTCCCAATTTGTCAACTATTGCATTTTCAATAGATTCAACATTATCCTCCGCTAAAACTTCAAATTTAGCTGTGTATTGGTAAGCATGTATTTGTACTAGGAATTTTCTCATATATTCACCCTTATAAATTAAAAAGGGGCCGTTTTGAGGCGGCCCCTAATTTTATTTGNTATTATGCACCCTCGCAACCAAAGATACCTCTAGGGTCTGATACTCCAAACGAGTATCTTTCTCTAGCTTTGTATCTAACGTTACCAGTTGAGAAATCACCTTCCATTTTAGTTTGGATAGGTAATCTTTCAAAGTACTTCATACCATTAGGCACGTCAGTGATAANNTACCAAGAATCAGTATCTGTTAGATAGTGATTTACTCTGTANCCTTCAGGGACCATTCCCATATTCTTAAGAGCATTGATATCGTTATCAGCTGTACCAACTCTACCTTGAGATTTTAACAATCTCTCAGCGTTGAATTGGTTTTCAGAAGGAACAATCATTTTCATTCCTCTAGCTGCGATTTTAAGACCTCTTTCATCAGTCATTGCAGCAATGTCGATCATTGCTTGCTCTAACGATGTTTCGTTAAGGTCCGCCTGTGTAGTAAGCGTGTTTGAAAAAGTTCCAGCGATAGTCGGGTGTGCTGTATTGAACAAAGAAACTGCATCACCAGAATCAAAGTTATCCGTAGTCGGTAAACCTTGGTTTAGTGGGTTAGCTGCTTTGATCTGTTTAGCATTCGACATAGATCTCGCTAGCGCTTTTGTATAACGAGACGAAAGTCTGTCATACAGGTTATCTTCCATAGCTTCTTCAGTTAAAGCAAATGCAAGTGCCACTGTTTCGTTAGTGTATCTTGCAGTAAATGTTTCTTGTGCATTGTCGTAAGCAACTGCTGAACCCTCAGGTTTAACATATGCGTTCGCAAAGCCAGATAACATTACTTCTTCTTCAAAAGCTCTGTCAGAAGACTCAGTAGTATAAATTTCTTTATGCTCCTGGTCGTATCTTTT